CCCTCAAAAACGATTATAAGCTCGGTTCTGGGCGTGTAGTGATTCCGATAACCGTCGTGCGCGCTGGCTGTTGTTCCTGGGCAAGGTTAGACGCTAGCGGTCGCGAATCCGTCGCCGTACCAGCGCGTCCCGCGCTCAGCCCGGCCCCGGAATCGCTCTGAGCGATGCGATCAGGCTTGGCAGGATCAAAAGCACCGTTCTCGACGTAGTTCATGCAGGACTTAAACGATATATCCATGCGTGTTCCTTGCTGGCTGTTACAACGACAGCCATGAAGCCGGCCGGCCTTGTAGCCGATGGCCATGCGGATGGCGTTACGGCGGACAAACTCTTCGTCCCTGGATGACATGCAGCTGGGCTTCGGATAGCTAACGGGCTTGGTCAGTTCGTCATAGATCGGGGCCGATGACGGTACGTCAGGAACGCGAGGTATCCGATCTGCGAGGTACTGCTCAGGTGTAGCCAGTTGAGGCTGGCCGGTTTGGATCGGCAGACCTGCAGGTGCTGCTGAGAAATCGTTTACAGGCTCAGCGACGGTCATTGTAGAGACCCGCGATTGGTAGACGTAGTAGCCACCGGCAATGAGCAAGGCAACGCAACCGGCGAGCACGTACATAGCCTTTGGAATCCTAAACTTCATGTGATGCTCGGCACCGTCAGCAATCGACTTGTAGGCGCCGAAGTAAGTCTTATCGATGGTGATACGAGTGGTTTCAGCGTCAGCGATATCGACGCGCTTTTCGACCTCGAGGCTCACAATCTCAAAACGCAAACGCTTAACGATGCTGCCAAAACCGCCACGGTGATAATGCAGGTGCTCAGTTGTGAGCTTGCGCATGTGAACATCGAGCAGGCTTGGCTTCTGAGTGATGCAGTTCAGGTGATGGCCTTTGTGGCGCATGACTTCCAGGGCGCTAGCATATTCAGGAACAGCAGAACCCTGAGGGCGAACACGGAAAAAGCTCTGTGCTTCATCGATAACGATCATGGCGTTTTCAGGCAGGTTGAACCATTCCTTCGGATTATCAAATTCAATCCAAGTTGCCTTAATCGCCGGGTGATCAGGTTTGAAATCTCTGATGTTGTGGTAATAAACCGTGCGACCTTCTTTCGCAGCCTTGGTATCAACTTCCTTGATGGTATTAAGCGTTTTGCTCGCGCCTTGGGAACCTGTACGCAATGTAAACATAGGACTCCCCTCCCCTTATTTGATTGAGCCGAGGCCGGTTTTAGTTCCGGTATTTTTATTCATACCAGAAATAATGGCGCGAGCAGTAACGGCGGAAAGAACAATGTTTATTGCAACATCGGCCTTGAGCATGCCCAGGATTGCGAGAACTTCGGGAGGCGAACCGCCGAGCTGAGTTATCAAGTAAGACTTAACAGTAGATAGCAGCGCTGTAATGCCAACATAGGAAACAGCGCCAATGCCGAGGGCGGTAAGAACTTTGGCAGCAAGCGGGCCAACTATTGAAGACAAAAACAAGAATATAGCGGGCATTTAATCACCTCCGAAGGCGCGGCCAACGTATATGGCAAAGAACAAAGATGCGAGTGCAATTGATAGCGGGCCAAGCCAGTTAGCGGCTTTACAGATAGGTTCCCAAGAGAAGGTTATCGAGCGGCCAGCGGTGGAAATGTAAATCGACTTGTCAGCCGGGCAACTCGATGGAAGCCAGCGGGCGGCACTGGTGCCACTGGAAAACAGGCCAGCAACGTTAACTTCAGACTCAGTGACCTCATATTCAGACTTTGCAGCTTCAGCCAGAACAGTGCCTTTGTGCTGTTCCCAATCAAGGGCGCAGGTCTGCTTTTTCTGCTGGCGAAGAATGGCGCACTGGATAGCATCACCTTCGCACTGGAGCTCAGCATTGCAGGCTTCACCGGCAACAGAGGACTCGACAGGCTTGCACTTGTTAGGGTCTGTGGCTGGGTCACATGAGCCGTCGTCACCGCCCTCGCCCGGATCACCGTCGTCGCCACCATCACCACCGTCACCATCACCGTCACCATCACCGTCGCCGTCTCCATCACCAGGGCCAGTACCACCGCCACCGGGGTTAGTACCGCCGCCGCCTGGATCAGTGGGATCAGTAGGATCGGTGGGATCAGTCGGATCAGTCGGATCAGTGGGATCAGTCGGATCGGTTGGATCAGTCGGATCAGTCGGATCAGTCGGATCGGTTGGATCAGTCGGATCGGTTGGGTCGGTTGGGTCGGCAGGAATAGTGCCGCCAGTAGGGGTATCAGATGGCTGGCAGGAGCCGCCTGTAAAAGTGCCGGGGCCGTGGCATACACCTGTTAGTGCGCCTGGGGCGCTAGGGACACAGGTAGAGGTGCCGAGAGAAACGCGACAGCCAGAATCACAAGCAAATTCCCTGGTACCGAGACCGTCAAGGTTTGGCATCTGCATAACCCAGCCAGTTGCTTGGCCAGACTTTGACTCACAAGGATCAGGAGGCGGCGCGGCATCACACTCGCCGTTTTCGTTTTCAATGGTGTCAGGGGGGCAAGTATCGCCAGAGCGGTTTGCGCCAATGCCGGTAACAGGAGAACCCAGATATGCCCATATACAGGTAGCGCTGGTCTTAGTTCTATTGGTTATAGAGTGAAGAGAGACAGGGGGATTCTGTGGATTTGCTGCGTTATAAGCTGAAAAGGCAGCATTGCAAGCAGCAGAGGCAGAGGAGCCGGTAAACCAAGTTCCGGTCATTGTCGCAGACCAAATATAGTTAGCCGAATAAGTATTAGATGCGCCCAAACATAAGCAAAGCAAAAGCCAGCGTAAGGACAATGAGCATATATTCATTTGGGCCGATCCCCATAATTCAAACCTCATTAAGCAAAAGGCCCGGATTAACCGGGCCTGTTAAACAACCGCTGATTACATGGCTTTGCGAATCCACTTAAACGCCATGATGCCGACCAGAACAACAAGTACCAGACCGCCTACCAGGGCAGCGTCAGTACCAGCAGCTTCGATTGCAGTTTCGACACCGGCAGGCAAAGCGGCTTGAGCTTGTTGTACGGAAAGAACACCGATTGCAGCAGAGGCACCGATAGAGCGGGAAAGAGTTTTGAACATAGATCACCTATTTGATATTGAGGACTTTCTTAATTGCGAGGTAGCCGAAAACTATCGCGAACAAAACAAGTGTTTGTCCGTGAAGTTCTAAAGCATCCTCAGTTGTCATCCCGTTGCCGGGAAGTTGGTCAGCCTGGACAGCCAGCAATGTTCCTGTGCAGGTAGGAGAACCCGAGGTAACAGACCATTGGCCGTCGCAGACTAGAACTTGCATTTAGCCAGCGGCCTTAACAGCAGGCTGAACACTTGAGGAAACAGGTGCAGCAGCCTGGAGGCGAAGCGGAGCGCCGGTAACGTCTACTTGGTCGTAGGCGTTAGCGCCCTTTTCTTTCTGGTAAAAGCCGAACAGGCAGGGGACAAAAACCTCTTTGCCCAGGTACGGACGGAAGGCGTTATGGAGGCCTTTTTCGACCTCGAACTTGTCGATACGAGCATCGACGTAGCTGGTAGTTGGACGGCCTTTACGGTCGGCACCTTGCACTTGCAGGGAAAGCTCAACACCACCGTAAGGGGTCTCTTTGATGCCTTCCAATACGCCGTGAACGATTCCAGGGTTTGCCATTTCAGTTGCCTCTAGGGTGGTGGGCCGACTGGCCCGGTTGGGATGGGAGAAAAACTTGGGTGTGGTAGTGGCCGCGAAGCCATACGAAAACTTTGGAACGCATGCACTGAAAGGGCTGGCCAGAATGTTTGCCCTTACGTTCAGCCTGATAAATGGCCTGTGTCGCGTGACTAAGGCCTGTTGCGCCGACAACGACATAGCAACCAATGTGGTAAGGGAATTTCATGCCGTCACCGGGCTTACCTGTGATCATTTGAATGGTCATTAGGCAGCCTCAACGCACGGTTCGACGTACCAGTCAGGGCGCTGTGCGCCGAAATCGACGTTCACAAAACGCAGCAGCGGGACCACGTTCGATTTGCGGTCGTGCTCATTGAGTTTTTGCAGTGCGGCCTTAGAAAGACCGACTTCGCAGAGGTCAGCGACGTGGCGATAAAAAGTCGCCTTGCCGAGCTCTTTGGTGTACTCCCAGCCGTAGTCTTTGATGCTGAGATAGGTGCGGAAAATCGACTTGGCATGGGAGGTCGATGGCTTACCTTCGACATAGATCGAGGGCTTCAAAACGCCGGCTTCCATGCGCTCTTTAGTCATTCGGCCCTTGCCGGGTTTGGTGAATTTTTCGAGCAACGCTTCGTACACTTTGTCGTCATTAATCACTTTCATTTCCACACCTCCAAAGGCCGCAAATAGGTCCTTTGTCACTTCCTTCCAGCACTCTTGTATGAGGCAACGCCCCTGACTTTCCAGCTCTTCCTGATACACACACAGGTCAATCAATTTCGTTGGGATATTGCGGCGACTCATCCAGCGATGGAGCACCGTGGCTTCCATCCGGAGCAGGTACTTGGTCCACTCGATCAGCCGCGGATCGGACATAACTTTCAACGCGCGCCGGGCACCGAAGTCGCCCCGCCCTGCCCGCTTCAATTCCTCGAGCTGATTCTGATATTCCAGATGCTTGAGATATGCCTTTAACCGCTTGAGGCGGGTCTGTTTTGAACCGAAGTAGGCGGAGCTGGAGTAGTTGTCGCCACGGCTTTTGGTCTGGCCGTTACTGACGTTGGTCAGGGCGTCAATGACTTGATAAGCGGTGCGTTCATCGTTCAGGCGGCTGCTGTAGGTGCAGTCCATGCCGTAAACAACCGTTTCGCGGATATCGAGCAGTGCGAACAGCTTCGGATAGCTACCGGCAAGCCACTTGAGCATGACTTCGGCACCGGTGCGGATGCTGGTAGGGCCAAACACGTTGTGACCCTGGAGCAATTTGGCGGGACTGGCTTTCAGCTCAACGCCTGGATCAAGGCGCTTACCCAATGTTTGATGAAAAACCTTGAACGCCATCGGCGTAAAACCGGTGGAAAGCGATTCCCATGGGTGGCGCAGGTAATCAGCCTGCAATTGGCCGTCTTCGTCACGACTAACCTGACCCTGGAGCGGAACGCCTAGGCTCTCCAAATCCACGTAGAAATGCGGATCACCCGACTCAAGGCGGGAGACGCATGGCACGCGAAACGGAATGAAGAGGTGCAGTCGGTCGAGCATTATCAAAATCCCTGTCAATATCGGCATACCGATACTCATGGGGCGGGATAATAGAACTTGAAAGTACCAGCGAGCAACAACTTTTGTTCCGGCATGCCGGAACTGTACGAACGAACAGCACCTAGGATGCGGTCATGAGCGAAACCAGCCAGGAAAGAATCATGACCATTGCAACCAACCTGAAACGAATCAGGGAGGCAAAAAAGCTCACCCAGCGCGAGCTGTGGGAGGCTGCAAGCATAGGGAAATCGAGTCTTACGGCTTACGAAGCAGGACGATCAGACCCCACTGGGGACACAATCGTGAAGCTTGCGAAAGCACTAGGGGTGACTACTGACGAGTTGTTACTTACCGAGCAAGAAAGGACGGTATCCGAAGACATGACACCGATTTTGAAACGGTTCGAAGCACTGCCGGGCGATATCAGGAACCAAGCACGTATTGCTCTGAAAGGCGTGCTATTCGGCTACGAGCAAGAAGCCATCAAATAACACAAAAAGTCTCACCATGAGACAAGAGTCCACCATTAGAGATGGTGGACCCTGACCGCTGCGCGCCCAGGGAGTGTGAATACGCAAAATGGAATGGATGCTGATATTGGTGATGGGCTTCGGACAGCAAATAGAAACCACACACATAACCGGATTCGACACCGAGGCGGGGTGCTATCGAGCGGGAATGGTCATAGCCGAAGATTTGAAAAAGAGACGCATGACAGTCGCTAAAGAGCTGGGGATTGAGCAGTTTCAGAGCCCGCAGACTAGCAACACGATATGCAGACAAGTATTTACGAAAGCAGAAATGGACCCACACTCAGCGATAAGCAGACAGCGCGGGTCGGACATCACCAAGTGAGAAGGCACCTGCGCTGCCGCACGTTCGTGCTCTGCTTGGCAGGGGTTCCCCCTAGCGGCAAGCCGCTACCCCAAATGACTATGACGACGAACACTGAGGCACGCTAAGAGCCGATTTGCTGTCGCGTGTGTACCTGAGGAGATTTACCTCCGGGACCAACCACCGAATAAACCTGACGTGATACTGCCGATGCGAAAAAGCGGGTTGGACAATGAAGGGGGTGGTCAGAGGTCGAGGATCTTCCGGGCAAGTACCTGGAGGTCAGAAACGAGAGCATCGAGGCTCGTGGATTCAGCATCGAGCTGGGCGAGCCTCGAGCGCATCTGCCGAAGATCAGCAACAAGTCGCGGGTAATCAGAAAGGACATGGCACACCGCATCCAGGGCATCCCTGGACGGTGCGTAGAGCTGTGCTTGTTTGATCAGATGAGACGGGATATCGAGGGGCGTTCGCATAATGGCCGTTACATTAAATCGGCCCTGGAGGCGTTGCCAGTATCCAGAGCCGCTTGAACGTAACGCCTGTCTATTATGCGAAGCCTCTAGTCAGGAAGGCAGCAGAAAGGCCCTACGCTTTGCGATCTACGCGATCTAGTACCGAGCACAGGGTTTTAATGAAAAC